CGTACTTCTGCCCGCGGGTGCGCACCTGCAGTTGCAGCCACGTCGTCGCATCTCCGGCCACCCCGTCCCCGCCCGTGTAGTACGTCGCCAGGGCGACGCAGACGTCCGGCCCACTGTCCGGGTAGGACGTGTCGTAACAGGGCTTCGGCGACTGGTTGACGAGGTACGTACCGGCCGTGTCCCAGGAGACGACGTCCTGCGCGGCCAGCAACTCGGCCAGCCCACTGCGCAGGCGACCCTGGATCCCTGTCGGTGCCATGTCGCCCCCTAGTTGATCTTCTGGAGGAGTGCGGTCTGGAGAATTTTGGCGATCTTCGCACGACACTGACCCATGGCCGTCTCCAGGAACTTGGCCTGCCGGCCGTTGGGGTGCCGCAGGTTCATGTCCTCGTGCTGGCGCCGGGCGTACGGCGTGTCATAGGAGATCGCCACCGTGTCGGCGCCGTTGTCCGTGACTCGGCCACTGCGCTCCAGGGTGCCTTCCTCCAGCGGCACGAGCCGGTTGGAGGCCTCCAGCACAAGTTCGCCACCCAGGCGCAAGCCCTTGAGCTGCGCCTGCTTCAGGGCGGCCGAGACGTGCTTGTTCGGCTTGAACTCGAATTCCGCCGCGATCACAGGAGCGCCAATTCCAGGTGGTCCGGCGTGGCCTGGCCGGAGCGGTGCAGGTTGACGGCCACCACCAGGAACGTGCCGGCCCCGTGCGCGTCCGGCAGCGTGACCTTCGACCCGAGTGGCACCGCGTCCGTTTCGACCGGCAGGAAGACGCGTGCAGAGCTGATCCGGGTGTCTCCGGTCGGGGTCATGACCTCTTTCGAGCCGTGGTCGATGGCACCCCCAAGTGACACCGAGTCCGCGAACGTCGGCCCGTACGCACCGTTTCCCTCCAGGCGCTCCAGGCCGATCGACTCCGTGAACCACAGGCGCGCCAGCATTCGGCTGATCCGTGTGGACGACGCTGCGGCCACCGGCCCGGTACCGGTAAAGCTGGCCGTGGTGGCCGAACTGGCGGCGGAGATCGTGCCGTCGATCGGGACCGTGCCGGTGAAGCTGGCCGTGGTGGCATCACTGGCAACGCTCAGGGTGCCGTCGTTGTTGGCCGTACCGGTCAGGCTGGCCGTCGTCGCGTCGCCGGCCGCGGAGATGGTGCCGTTGTTCTCGATCGTCCCCGTGAAGCTGGCCGTGGTGGCGTTACCAGCCGCGGAGATCGTGCCGTCGATGCCGCCCCCGGCGCCGTCCGAGACGGTGACGTCGATCCCGTACCACGGGGTGCCGAACGCGTCGGTCGGGTAGGTGATCGACGAGCCGGCGTGGAACTTGCCGGCCGACAGGAACAGCAGGTCGTTCGGCGGGTCGTAATTGCCGCTGGCGAACAGCACCGTGTCCGCGCCGTAGTAGCCGTTCGGGGCCAGCACCGCAGCCATGTAATCCTGGCCGCTGGTCAGCGCCGTGGTCGGGATGGTGACCTCGTTCCACCCCGTGACGAACGACGTCGGGCCGGCCGTGGCGATGGGCGTGGTGGTCGGCACGGCGTAGAGCGCGACCTGATACCCGGAGCCGGCACCGTTGGGCGAGCCGGACGGCAGGTAGAAACGGATCTTGATGGCCGACAGGCCGCTCGTGGTGACACGGAAGATCTGGCCGAAGGTGTACGCCGAAGCGTCGTTCTGCCAGGTCAGGTTGGCCGGGGCACCCGACCCGAACCCGTTCTGATCGGTCACCCCCGACCCCCTTCTAGATGCTGCCGGTGGGCTGTGTGAAGCTGCCGGCCGTGATGTTGATCGCCGTGCCGGCCGTGATCGACAGGGACGCGAAATTGAGCTCGGCACCGCTCGTACCGACCGACAGGAGCACGCGGCCTGTGCCGCCGGAGTCGATGATTCGGCAGAACGCCAGCGTCCCGGAGGCGTCCGCGCTGGCGTCCGTCACGGGGTAGCTGGCCAGGCTCATGCTGTTGCTGGACGGCGAGGTGAACGGTGGGGACGACAGGGAGATCTCGAACAGCTTCGTACCGGCCGGCGCCGTGGCCGGATCGGTCGGTTTCGCGCCGCTCCAGCCCTGCAGCTTCGCGCCGTTGCCGACCGTGCTGGCGATGGCCGACAGCTGCGCGTTTCGGATGGTGCCGTCAACGATCATGGTCCGGTTCTCCCAACGTAGACGGGCTGTGCCGTCAGTCCTGCCCTGCTGAGGATCATCGCAGCTTCGTCGGTCACCGCGCTCAGGAGCGAGCGCGTCAGGGCCGACGTGCTGGCGTCTGTGGCGAAGCTGATCGAGGCACTGCCGATAGAGCTACTGGCGACCTCGCCGGCAGCTCCGGCCGACGCAGCCAAGGGATCGACGTCGTTGGCGGCCATCGCTGCGGCCTGCGCGCAGGTGGCATCCCGAAAGGCGTCCAGGATGTCGGCATCGGTCGGGGTTCCCGTCTCGTCCACGGCGTAGGTGGCCGTCATGGTGGCCCGGCGAACGATCAGCGATGCGGTCCGTAGGAGCGTGGCCGCGTTGTCCGGAGCGGTCGTTCCGGTCCAGGCCGCCAGATCGTCACTCGTGGCGTAGATCAGGATCGCTGCCACTACTTCCCCTCTCGATCCTGCATAGTCTTGAGGAGATACTCCTCCAGGGCGGCTAGCTCGTCACTGCTGTTGTGGTGCCAGGATGCCAGGTCGAGCGCCCGTTGGGACCACCGATCCCAATCGAGCAGGACGGTACGCAGCACGGCGCTCCAGCCGGCCACACCCTCATCCAGCCGAACCGTGGGCATGGCGAACGGGCCGGGTGTGCCGTCGAGTTCGTACCCGAGGCACTCCATCAGCCCGGGCACGGCCATCCCGACGACAGGGATCCCGCGGTGCAGGGCTTCCTGCGCGGCCATTGACCATGACTCGTCGGTGCTCGGCACGACGAGGATGGCCGTGTGGCGCCAGATGTCATCCATGTCGTGGCCGTGGCGGACCGACCAGAGGTTGGGCGCGTAGTTCGGGCCGTCGCCCTCCAGTTGCTCGCCGTAGCCCCCCTGAACGCCGACGAACTTCAGGTCCGGCATCCGGCCGGCCAGCTCGGCGAACAGGGGACCACCCTTGGCCTCGGTCGTGTTGACCAGGGTCACGCAGCCATCGCGGTACGGGGGGCAGGCCTGGCCGACCATGTGGTCACCAGGGAAGATCGGCGGGTGCAGGATGTCGATCGGGACGCCCTGGACGTAGGTCCGCAGGCCGTTGGCCGCCGACAGGCTGTTGGCCAGCACGAGATCGGGGCCGGCCGCAGCGATCTGGCTGGCCGTGTAGCTGGCGAACGCGGTCCCGCCGTGCAGCCACATCACCTGGAGCGCTCCAGCGGCGTACGCGTGCGCCTGCGCGGTCGTCCAGTGCGCAGCTCCGTGCAGCACGACGTCAGGCCTGGGAAGCTCGTGGATCGGGGACCCGTCCACGATCACGCCGTCCAGCTCGTACGTGGAGCACATCGGCACGCTGACGGGCTGAGTAGCCGGCCGGGCGATGGCCGTCCAGCCCTTGCCGGCGAACCACTTCAGGAGCTCGTGGGTCGCAAGCTCAGACCCGATCCGGCGATGCGGCGGATAGTTGAGCGTGTGCGCGACGATCGTAGGCATTTCGGAGTCTCCCGTCTCCTGACGATCGGCTCACCCTGCGCGTTCTTCTCGTCCAGGCGGGCCGACTCGTAGTCCGTGGCCGACGACTCAATGAGCGCGGCCAAGCTGATGAACACAAGGTACGCCACGGAGCTGGACAAGCTGGTGAAGATCGCCAGAGGGATCTGGGATGCCCACAGGATCACCCGCAGACCGTGGAAGCGCCTGCGGGTGAGACGAGAGCGGAGCCGTCCTAGGGATGCTGATTTCGTGCCCTTTGGCATCCGGCTCCGCCCTCGTCAGCTGCGGATTAGACGGAGTCGCTCAGGCCGTTGAGCTTCACGCCGCGGTTGGTGTCCAGGACCTTGCAGCCCAGGAGCACGTCGATGGACATGACGTCCGTCTTGTAGTTGATGTCGTAGTCGTAGACCACGCGCACCGTCAGGCCCTTGTAGGTGGCCGCCGCCGCGTTCACGTTCGCCCGCGGGAGCGCCAGGGGCCGGCTGACGAGCGCGACCGCCGTGGGGTGGAACGCGTAGCCGGTGAAGTTGTTGATCGCGTTGGTCTCGTACGTGTCGAACCCGTGGATCCGGCCGGTGAACGCGTTGCGCAGCGCCTCGCCACCGTCCGCGCGGGCGTCCGCACGGTGCGCCAGGTCGTCCATGCGCCACTGCGCCATGATGTACTCGTCGGCCACGGCGTTACGGTCCGACAGCGGCACGGCCAGCGACGTGAGCGCCCGGCCGGCCTTGATGAGATCGAAGGTCGGGTGCGGGTTGGTGCTGGCGTTGTACGCCGACAGGGTCACGGTGCTGGCCCACGACGCCGCGGACATCGTAGACAGGATCTTCGCGTCCACGCCCTGCGAGATGGCCTCCAGGGCCGGCCGCACGATCTGCCGCTGGAAGTCGGTCACGTTCAGCGACATGTCGTAGGGGGTCACGCCGACGCTGACGTCCAGGAGCGTGTCCAGCGCGACGGTCGTGCTCGTCTCGGTGGCGTCCTGCTTCTGGATGCCGACCGCCTGCGAGTAGGTCTTGGCCGTGAAGACGGCCGGCTTGCGGATCGTCACGGTGTCACCGACACCCTGGACGAAGTCCTCCGAGAAGTCCTGCCAGACGAGCGGCAGCATCACGGTCGTGTCGTAGAGCGTCTCCAGCGCGAGACGCGCCACCACGCTCGGCTTGATGAAGGTGTTCGCCACCTAGGGTCCCTTTCTTCAGTGGCGCACGACGCCAGCGACTACCGCTTGCGCGCGTCGGCCACGATCCGACGTGCTTCCTCGGGGGTGATGTCACCCTCACGAGCCTTGCTGTCGAGCGATCGGCCGTCGCCCCCGGACCCACCGGCCATGTCCCGGCCACCCGCCCCGATGGGGGTACCGATCCCGAGACGCGGGTTGGCCTTCACCGCGTCGGCCAGGATCCGCTGCACCTCGGACTCGTAGTCGTCGTCGTCCGGGTCGAGCTTGCCGATCTTGCTCATGGTGCTGTTGGAGTCGAGCACGGCCTCCGGGTCCGCCTTGACCTTGCCGGCGGCCTTCAGCACGGCCAGCTGCGAGCGCGTCTCCTTGAGCTTGCTGTCGCGCGACGCCAGATCGGCGGCCAGCTTCTCGGGGTCCGGCTTTTCGTCCGTCTTCAGTCCGAGCGCCTTCGCCAAGGTCTCCAGGACCTCGGACTTGCCGCTCTCCTTGCCCTTCACGCGGTTCTCGGCCGCTTCACGCCGGCCGTCCCGGATCAGCTTCTGCGCCCAATCCGGCAGCGCGGACACGTCCTGCGCGTCCTGCTGCGCCGGGGCAGCGCCAGTACCCGCCTGCCCATTCGATTCAGCTCCACGATCCGCCGAACCGTCAGCACCTCCGCCCGTACCACCGTCAGTGGTGCCGTTCGGGTCCTGCTCGTCGGTGCCATCCGCCACAACATCTCCCGTTCCTCGGCCGTCCGGCTCCAGGCCGTCCGGCAACTGCGGCAGGCTCCAGGCCTGCACATGTTCACGAGACTAACGGAACGCACGCCCCGTTACGAGCACCACCCCGAACACGCTTGCGCACACCCGTACACTGGCGTACAGTGGTGGACATCAGGGCAGACGAGACCAGAGGTCGAAGATGGACGACTATCGCAACGGTTACCGGATCATCATGACCGAGGGTGGAACCGTCCTTTCGCCCAAAGGCCAGGAGAGGCCAGCCCACCGCTACACAGGAAACGACGGATCGGTTCGTGTCTTCTGGAAGTACCGGAAGAACGCTACTGAGATCGGTGCCAGCGATGCCATCGCCGCAACGTTCAAGCGCTACGACGAACAGCGCTAACGCGCAGTGCCGACTCGCTCCCGGGCGGGCTGGCGCTGGAGCGTCGTGCCGGCACCTTCACTGAGATGGCCACGGATCTGCTTCTGAATCGCACGCACGCGCGCCTGCGCTGCCGCCCGTGCGTTGTCATCCAGGGCGGCAGCCTCCAGGCGCCTGGCCGCCCGCACGCGCCGCTCCAGTTCCCGGAGACGCTGCCTCGCCTTGTCACCCTCAGGGTCGGCCGTGGGGCCGGCATGCGGTTCAGTGAAGCCCGGGATGTAGGCACCGATCGAGTGCCGGCACCCAGGGTGCATGAACCCTGCAGCCTGCGCGTCGGCCAGAGAGCGGTGCCGGCCATCGCTCGGGCCCAGGGTCAGCACCTTCCCTTCCCAGGGTCGGCAGCGCTTGCACTCCTGGGGTGCGTTGCTGACGATCACGAGGTTCACGCCGTTGTCCCGCAGCGTCGCCCCGTGCGCCGCGATCATCGCGCGCTGGCTGGCCGAACGCGTCGCCATCTCCGCATAGCTGACCATGTCCCACTCACGCCCGCGCCGGTCCACGAACGCCACTACGCCCCGCGTCGCCCACCGGTTGAGCGCGCGCTGCGCGGCCTGACGACGCGTGAGACTGCCTGAGACGACATGAGACGTGGCCTCGGCCACCACCGCGCGGTACGCGTCCGTGGCCGCCCGCAGGATGCCGCTCGTGGCCGCACCACCCGTTACCGGCTCCAGCGCCTCCGCGGCCAGCTCGATGAGCGCCTGGAGGTTCGGCAGCTTCGGCTCCAGGTGCTTCAGTGCCGCATACAACTCCCCGCGTGCGGTCCGCTGGCCGGCGTCCGCAGCTGCCTCCACCGCGCTTTCCACGGCCGGCGTCACGTCGGTGGTGAACTGCGTGGCGATCTTCAGCAGCTCCTCCTGCAGCGCGCGCACGCCCAGGAGCTTCTGCGCGGCCCATTCGGGCTGATCGA